CCACCATTTCTACCATGACCTTGTGTAAAGTAAAAACGGTCGTCCCATCTGTCATAAGCAACACCATGTAGATGAGTTTCAGCATTTTTTTCCTCTCCTAATTTTTCGAGTGAATCCCATACTACATTCCATGTTTCTCCTTTATCCGTACTAATCCAAACAAAACGACTGTCAGACCAATTAGGTATACTAGCACCATATTCGCAAGCGATAAACTTCGTACCATTTCCGTCTAACGAAAATTGGAATAAGGTAGAGTTGGGACTCTTTGTGATTTTATTAGTTGACCAAGTTACAATACCAGTTGACCAACCTGATGATTTTTTGATGACGTTGCCTGTCATAGCAATAACTTCGCCATCAGCAGTTTTCATCAGTCGATTAATCCACCCGTCAGCAGTATCCCAACTCTTTGTATAAGCAGTCCACGTACCCCCATCGTCAGTCGAATAACTGATTGTTCCATCTCCACCTGTGTACCCCCACATTTTATTGTCGAAGTAGTCAATAAATCTAGCGCCCGGATCAGTTTTTGTATAACTAACGTTCGTTACTTTAGGGAATACTTGGTTCCTTTCTAAAATATTTCTGTTACGCTCCGAATTTTTTAACGCACTCGATACTTTAGTATTGCTATTTATAGACTCATCAATGTAATCGTGATTAATGTTCAGAGGTGGTGTATATGGCGTGACTTTGTCGCCTTTTTCTATTTGTATTCTAGGTTCTTGTCCTGTTGAAGAAACTAATAAAAATGCGAAACCATTCAAATCAGATGTAAATGTATGTTGTTTAACAACGTTATTATATACGAGAAGTTTTGTTAAATTCTCGGTAGTTCCTGTTGCAAATGTTGGCATTTTCGTATGCACGCCTAAGATAAATCTATCGCTTAATTCTTTGTCGTAGATACTAACGCTATAAGTTTCTCCGGTAATAATCGGGAATATTACCGTTCGAGCGTTGGTATTGCTATTAGTGATAATAGCATTACCACCAATCGACCCACCTAAATTGTATTTATAATACTGTCCATCAAATAGGTTGACTTTAGATTTAACCACAATTTTGTCTAGCAAATTTTTATTATCTTGACTTATTGTCTTTGCACTGTCTATGTCAGCTTTTATAGATACTGGCATGACATTTTCATTTAATACTCTATTTGTTGGCACATAACTTGTTGCTGCTGTTCCTTCTTCTACTTGAAGTCTAGGCTCTTGTCCTGATTTACTTACAGTAATAAACGCATAACCTGTAATATCAGAAGTAAAAGAACCTTCTTTCAATACGTCGTTGTATGCAACCACTGACGCAATTTTTACATTACCATGTAATTCGTCATATGAATTTGGAATTGTCTGATTTAACCCTATTCTAAAATTATCAGTTATTAAAGGGTCATGCGACTTAACATAGTATGCTTTTCCTGCAACAACCGGAACAATCGCTGTACGTCTGTTTGTATCGTTGTTATATAAAAATGCACTCGTTGTGCCGACTGCACCCGATACGAATATTTTGTGATAAGTGCCATTAAATAAATTCTTCGTATTTGAGAAGAAATTCGCTTTTGACGGCGTGACTGCTCTGTCTGCAATTTTAGGAGTTGTAACCGAACTGTCCAAGAGATTAGTGACATTGATATTACCTTTAGATAATTCTGATTTAAACTTATCAGTAAAGTAAGTACCATCTAACAATCCTTTATTCTTATCAATATCTCCTACAGTCACCTCGCCTTTTTTAACGTAGCTAGTAAATTTAGATTGATTCTCTTTAGACAACGCTTCAGAACTCTGAATACTATTTATTAAATCGTCTGAGATATACTCCTTAGTGATTTTTTTCTCTCTAACATCTAAATCATTGACTGTTACTTCACCTTTTTTAATGTAATTTACGAAGTTATCAGAAATACTATTGAAGCGATTCATCACTTGTTGTGTAACTACTTTTAATGCTAACTCTGTAGGTATAGATTTAATGATATTAATTAATTTACTATTATGTGATTCTGAAACGAATATTTGAAAGTCATCATCTGCAGGGAACTTAACACCTGAAAATGTTGTAACTTCTAATTTGTGTGTGTAAGGAAGTAGTTCATTGACAATTTTAAAACTTAATACTCCATCTACTATCTGTTCGTCACTTACTTGTCTTACCTCTCTCGAGATAGCATCATAGATAGATACAGTACACTTTTCATTTAAATTAGATAAAAGCGCCCCTTTGGAATCACATAGAAGAACCTCTATCGGACTTGTATTATCCAATTGTTTTATCCTAATAAAGTTGTGAAATCTATCTTTAGTCTTTATCGAGTTAATGTTCATCTTACTCCTCCGTTTCTTTCGAGATTACTACTGGTATAATCTCCTTTAGTTTTGTTACTTCATTAAGTTCTTTTAAAGTTAAAAGAGTCGCATCAGCTTTCACTGATACAACTCCGTCTTTTACTTCTAACTTTTCTGATTGTCTTGCTTTGACTTCATCGACAATGATTGCTCTGTCGTAGTCATCATCTACTACGATATTCAGTCCTGCTTTAACTATCCTCTCTTCTCCATCAATCATCTTAGTTAATACTGACCAGGCTTCCATGTCATCCCTCCTAATAATCTGTTGTTCCAACATATAATGTCTTTACATTAATACTCGATGCACTGTTCGATTTAATTCTGAAATAGAAGTTAAGCACTCTTTTTGTTGGTCTTCCTAAATCAATTAATAATTCATTCAACCTTTGACTGCCTTTACCTATAGCATCTACAATAACTGAATTGTAGTAAGTCGTTGTTATACCGTCATAGCTAAAGACCTCTATTACTCCACTTCCACCATCACTCATATAAGATGAGAAACTTACTTTGAGATACCTTTGAAAATGTATAACGGTATAACCATCAAATTGAAGTGGTGAATTACTCGTTGTAGTGAAGAAACCCTCGCTAATTTGAACACCGTAATCTATTTGTGGTGGACTTACTCTGAATACTGACATTCCAACATTCAACGTACTGTTCTTAATTGGTTGAAATCCGTTAACATCACTCAATGTCACGCCTGAAGTAACACCAGTAATCAACTGTTGTTGCGACTGAATGTTTGTTTGTAACGTTGAAGTAGATTGATTAAATCCCTTTGTTACGTTTTGCAGATCATTAGATACTGTACCGATTTTTGAGTTGAGGGCTGTTGTTGATTCTGCCAACTTTCTTTCAACTTCTTTTGTGCGCTCTCTGGCAATCTGCTTCTGAACATCCTCCATTGTCCAAGGCTTGTCTCCAATGGTTACAGATTTATTATGCGGTTGAATCAAATCAATACTCTCTCCGATTATTTTCATCTTGTCGTTAATATTCAAAGGTGATACTTCTACAAGATGCATGTTATATATTTCTAAAGAGTCAGGACGTAATCCGATCAATTCTAAATCGATTGCATCTAGTGAAATTGAAACATTTGCAACTTTCTTATTCTGCTCTTTTATCCACTTGTTAGCTGCTGCTTTTAAAGTTTCTGGTGTGTACATGTCATTAAAATCAACCGCACCTGTTTGAACTCCATATATACTAATCAATTCGGGAATATCGATATATGGATTACCTTTGTTAACATCGGCAATCGTTAATTTAATCTCTTGTCCGTTTGCAGTTTCGCTTGATACTCCTAAAGGTTTTAATCTTGTAATAATATCAGTAGGATCTATCTTGTATTGGATGTTCTGTAGATTTTCTCCGAGTGCAATTTTAGTACTCTTTTCTTTAGAGTAATCTTTATACCAATGTATGATATTTGCAGATTCAGTGATTTCAATGATTATTACACCACCGTATTTATTTACTAAATCTTCCTCGATGGTCGTCAAAGTATCTTTGTCATCATACCTATAAAAGTATTTCTCTTCTTCTCGATATGTTTCATCTGCTGGTATCACCGGCTTAAGTACATCTACAGTCCCTACATTAAAGCGTTTATAAGTTTCAGTCCCAACTTCGCTATTGTGGTGGTTGATAACTAACTTAAGTAAGTCTATTGGTGCTTTATCAAACTCAAACGACTGTTTTTGTAGGCTATCCTTAAGAAATGCTTTTGCACCTTCAAATGTCAGCTGATGTTTGAATTCGCCACTTGATTCCATAGAGTGATCAGGAGTTATTACGCGACCTCTAAACTCATATTTATTCTTCTTCGTATTATAGATTTCAAGCATTGTCTTGAAAGACTTGATATTAAAATCTGATTGCTGCAAGAAACTATGAAATAGCGAGATACTTGATGAATCTATGGAATTTACCTGTCGTTCTAAAGTTGCTGATGATACTTCGGATATACCGTTCGATAAATCTAGTATTGTATGTTTCTTAGTTGCATCATCAACGTTATATAACTTTAACCGGTACATCATATCACCTCGCTATTATCAATTACATTTCTAGCAAACGGATGCCCTTCAAACACTATTTTAAAGTTGATACCATACGATAATATTTCAGGTTCAATATCAACGCATTTAACATAGTATTCTAAGTTTTCGTATACATCACATCGTAGTTGGCTCATAGGCTTACCATATAGCCATTTTTTAATATCCGTAATAATAACTGATCTGTCTTGATAATCGTTGCAGAATACAATCATTTCGAACGATATCTGTCTGTCTTCATAAGATGGTTTTCCATATAAAAAAGAGAAATCATAAGAACCGCTCATATAAGGAACGGTTTCTTTGATTTCTTTCATTTTAGGAGTTGGAAAGCTATAGCTACTCATTAACATATCTCTAGAATGTGAATGTTCACCGTATATGCTGAATCCAGCTTGTAATCTATTAGACATTCGCTAACCCCCTATTTCTGTATCTAAGATTTTGAGCCATTTCTTTTTCGACATCATGTGCAATTTCTTCAGCGATTACTTTCTTATTGAATTTAAATACTGTTTTTTTGTGAGCCATTAAGTTTTGCAACTCTTTCTGTTCTTCTAATAGCTGAATCATTCTTAATGTAAGGGCATCGTCTTTGGTGAATCCAAGTTTGTCACCAGTATCTTTCCAAATCTTTTGCTGTTGAACACGTTGCGATGGATCATGACTGATAATCGATTCTGCAAAGCCACCCTCGGCAATCCATGCTATTTGAGGGATATTTACAATACCACCCTTAGCGTATCCTGGTATCTTAAGCTTTCTTCCAGCGTATATCATATCTGATTTTAAACCATTCAATTTCTTGATAGCAGATACAGATGTATGATATTTTGCTGCAATTCCACCTAATGTGTCGCCCCATTTAATATTATGAGTTCTTGTTTTTTTAGGTTTTGCTTTAGGTGTCACCTTAGCTTTAACCTTTGATGCTACAGTCTTCTTAACAGGTGCTTTAGGTTTTGCTTTAGGCTTGATTTTAGGTTTAGCAGTCAAATAGCTAGTTGCTCGACTTTGCAAAGATGTCTGTTGTTTCTTAATTGATGCAACTTCTTTGTCTTTAGCTTTAATTTCATTATCGTAACCAAAGCGAGAATGTTCATTTGAAAGATTGTTAACATAGCTAATTACTTGTTTCTGTAACTTATTAATTTCAAGAACATTCTTCTTACCTCCACCGACTAAAGTTTCTACACGAGGTATAGCCGACTCGATACCACCTGCAAGAATTTCTCTTAAGATTGTAGGATCTAATCCCATTTTTCTTAATTTTGTAACGTTTGCTGCAAACTTCTTCATTCTATTAAGTCGATACTTCATAAATGCTATAAAGTCTCTTGATGTATTACCTTTTGCCACTTCAAAGCCTGCATATCCACGATAAGAATCTCTTATACTATCTCTAAACGACATTTTCGATTCTGTTAATGCTTTGCGCTCTTCATTTTTCTTATTAAGTTGATTCTGTAGTCGTTGTTTCTGTTTGACTAAACTATTAAGAAAATTAGTTTTCAATACTTCGCTTTGTTTCAACTTCTTCAAACTATTGATTTGTGCTTGATATGCAGCAATATCACTTCTTGCATTGTTTGCTACTTTGTTATTAGTAGAACGTTTAATTTTATTTTCAAGCGAAGATATTTTTCGTTGATGCGCTTTGATATCTTTCTTATATTTAGCAATAAGTTTTTTGTTTGAAGTCTTTTTAATCTTGCTATTGAGTGAAGCAATATTATTCTTACGGTTTTGTATCTCTCTGCTTGCGCCTTTAATTTCAGCAGACTTAGAAGATTTTACAATCTTATTATTTAGAGTTGCTATCTTACCTTCATTTGCTGCAATGACTGAATTTATCTTCTTGTTAATTGCATTAAGATTAGCTTGCATCTTCTCGACAGGCAACTTACCAATATTCTTCATGTTGGCCATGATTAAGTTACCGATAGCAATATCTTCTTTACCGGTAACTTTACCGCTCGTTTTACCTCGTTTAGCGATGGCACTACCCGTATTGTACATACGCTGTGCTTTACTTAATGCCTGTACTGTTGCTTTATGCGTCTTTGATTGTTGTGATACATTCTTTTTTAACCCTGTAATAGCACCTGTTAATTTAATAATCTGACCAGGATAGATTAAATGATTTTTAATACCATTTAATAATTGTAGCGCTTTTACTGTAGTACCATTTTTACGGCTAATATCCCATAGCGTATCTCCCCATTTTACTTTATGAGTAGATGGTTTTTTAGTACCTCTAGCATATCGCTTAGGCTTTCCATTGACCATTCTGTCAGCTAAAGCGATTAACTCATTCGCTCGTTTTTTACGCTTAGGGACAGTAGGAATTACAACCTCTTTACCTTCTTCACCACCACGATAAATAGAATCTTTAGGAATGATACCACCATTCGCATATCCACCGCGCCATGTACCAGATGCCATACCCGGAATGTTAGTTACTGTTCCGTAACGAGACTTAATCCATTTGATTGAAGCAGTAATGTTATTAATAGGATTCATCATACCTTCAGTTGTTCCCATCAAACCTCTGTATGTTTGAGGAGTTACCTGCATTAATCCACGCGCTTCGTTTCCACCTGTATTAACATCAACATAACCATTTTGAACAGCTGCAGGATTAAAACCGGATTCATATTTAGCAATAGTTTTAAGGTAAGGAGCCCATGTATCAGGTACACCTGTTCTTTTAATAGCACTCGAAATCCAGTTTGATATATTACCAGGCGCTGAAACACCTTTGAGTATTCCTGCACCACCGCCACCTTTACCTTTCAAGAATTGTACAGGGTCAATCGTATTTCTATTTGTAAGTTCTGACGACGCCGGACTTTCTACTTGATAGTGTAAATGGGCGCCTGTAGTCCAAGCTCCACTATTACCAGACTTTGCGATTGCATCACCTTGTTTTACAGGTCCTGTTTTCAATACTTTACTTAAATGTAGGAAGTATTGAGCGATTTTACCTGATAACAAACGTGCTACAATACCGCCACCATAGTTACTTTGTTGTTCAACTGTCCCGCTAGTTGGCGCATGAATCGTTGTTCCTGATGGTATACCTAAGTCGATACCATAATGTCGTCCTCCATTAAAAGAAGTAGGATATCCTGGCACTGCTGCGTTAGGACTATATGGCGTTGTCATTGGCCAACCAAGAATTTCAGTACCGTCTGCATTACCACCTGTTGCTTCATCTATCCATCCTGTAACTAACTTTACAGTTTGGTCTTTTAGCTTCTTATAAGCACTTAACATCATTTCGCCAGGTAATCCAGAGATTCCACTAAAGTCTACTCCGAATTTTTTCATCGCAAGATCTACTAATTTACTAGGATTTTCAATGTAATCCATAATGTCTCCAGCGATTTCTGCACCAGCTCTAGTCGCTTTCTCAACTTCTGCACCTTTTTCAGCAGTATAATCAAGTGCCTTCCTAGTATTCTTTGCACCAAATAGTTTAGTTGAACTCGTAACTGCATTACTAGTCGCTTTAACGAGCATGCCCATACCAAAGCTACTGTCTTTCTTAGTTCCTTTAGAATAATATTGCATATTATCTAAAATAGGTTCTGTTTCTTGGTTGCTATATACATGTGTTCCTTTAGGCATCCAGAACGTTGTTTCTTTCTCGAATAATGCTGTGCGTCCGTTTGGGAATTGAACAATTTCTCTTGTGCCTTTTCCGTTACCTGGACCTTTATCTCCTACAGTTGCCCAACCATCTTCAGGATGACCATCTGTACCACGAGAATACTTGATCTTAGATAATGGTTTACCCATCCCTAATTTATCAGCTACCCAGTTTACGCCATCGATCATGGAATTTAGTCCACCAACGACTTTATCCTTTAGACCAGATGCCATCTTTTTACCTGTTTCAATGACGGAATCTTTCATGCCGATTACGCCATCTTTAATCGATTTAATCCAACCTTTTATACCATTCCAAGTCTTTTTAAATGCACCAACGACACCGTCTTTTAATCCAACCGCTGCATCTACCGTTGTTTTCTTTATAGACACCCAAGAATTATAAAGTCCTGATTTTAAATTCTTTATGATATTCATTGAACCTGTCCACAGATTCTTGAAAGCACCAATGACGTTTTTCGATACTTTTGTTGAAGTATCCCATATAAATTTACCGAAATTCTTAAATAAATTGAGGATACCTTTCCACATGGATTTAAAGCTGCCTGCAAATAACTTAGCGAAGGCTAAACCGCCTTTAAGCAGCTTTCCATAGAATAATAATTGGACACCGTTCCATATCATCTTTATTGCGCCAAAAAATAGATTTTTGACACCTTCCCACATCTTCTTCCAATCACCTGTAAATAGACCTGCAAAGACTTGTAATAAGCCTTTCCACCACTGAAACAACCCTTTTAAGAAACCTGTTATGTTTCCAAATATATCTTTAACTATATACAGAACTACTGGCATAACAAATTTCACGACAGCTAGCAATCCGTTAAATATATTTTTGTAAGCTTGCATAATCTGTTGCCCATCAGGTCCAGTAAAAAACGCTTTGATTTTACCGAAACCATCTTTGACGAAGTCACTTATAGCCCGTCCTGCAATTGACAATTGTTGTTTTAACGTATTGAACCAATTTATGATGTTATTTGCTTCTCCGTTACTAAAACCTAGCTTTTGAAGTATATTAACTTGTTTACCACCAGTTAGTTCCTTAATCAATTTACCGATAGTACTAAACCCTTTAGCCATATCTTCAATGATTTTGATACCGCCTTTCAAACCTTTATTAGCGATATCTAGCGCAGGTCCACCATAAGAAGCAAGAAAGTCTTTCCATGTGTTCTTCAATTGAGCTAAGTTCTTTTCATAGCTATCCGCTTCTTTTACACCCTGACCAAGTACACCAGCTGAAGTATGTTGTCTTATTGATTCTTGTACTTTTAGCTGTTCCTGTTGAGTAACACTTAACTGCTCCCATTTCTTACCGTATTTTTCTTGAGCTTTATCATTAAGCATTGTTTGAGACAAGTTGATCATTACCGTATCAGCTGAATCATACTCGCCTTTAATGACAGCCATCATGCGTCCTGTTGACTCTTCCATTGATTCATTAGCGAATGCTGAACCGTCGACAGTACGTTCTAACCACATTTTAGAAGTTTCATATGCATCTTGTTCATTTAACCCTTTCGATTTAAGAATCGCTTGATATTGAAGCATCGACTTCTTTAATTCGTTAGGATGCACATTATACTTCTGAGCCATCTCTCCAAGATACTTATCAGTTGTATTCTTCATTTTGCCCATAACTTGTTCGTACTGAGAGTTTAACGCTTCAATTTCAGCAGTAGATTCAACTATCTTCTTTGTAAATTCCGTTATGCTTACAGTAGCTAATGCGCCTCCAATAACAGGTCCTAATCCTTTAAATGCACCTTTCAAGCCACCAACCGAACCAGTTGCGCCATCAATGTCCTTAGAAATATTTTTAGTAGAATTAGATAGATTAACATCATCTCCAACGTTCCTAAGTTTTCTATCGAGTTGTTCAGCACGTTCTTCAACCTTACCGAATGCTACATTAGCGCTCATCGACATCGATTCAAAATTAACATCTTTAATATCCTTATTTATCTGATCAAGTGTGTTATCTGCAACCTTACCAGTTGATTGTAATTCTTTTTTAGCTTTATTGAGTTCACTATTAAGCTTGTTAAAATCAACCTTATCATCTGTTTTCTCAAGTGATTTACTTGTCTTCTCAACATCTTTTTGTAGTGCTAGTAAATGCTTGCCTGCTTCTTTCGCATCATCAGGTAGTCCTTCAAGAAACTTAACATCATTCAGCTTATTCATATTGCGCTCTACACTGTTAACATTACGAATAACAGTTTTGAATGTATCACGTGAATTTGCATCTAAAGACTTCCAATCAACACTCTTAATTTCCTTTTGAAGTGATTGCATCGTCTCTTTATTGATATTACCTGTATCTTTAAATTCCTTTTGAGCTTTTTGTAATTCAGCCTGCAGCTTCTTAGTGTCGAAGTCTTTACCCGTTTCAGATAAACGTTTGTCAAATGTCTTAAGTGAATCATCTATAGCACCAAATGCTTTATCCATACGCTTTGTTGATTTTTCGGCCACCTTTGGCAAATTATCAAAGTTCTGTTCAAGTAACTTGAACTTATTCAACATCCCATCTACAGACATCGTAAATTTAGTGCCTATTTCTTGTATGTTAGCCATATTATCCTCCTTTCCTTATATATTCATTTAAATAATTAATTAAGTTTGTAATGCTTTTAATTGTTCAAGCTGCTCGAAATTCCACTCTAATTCTTTAGGCATTTCTAGCGTTTTATTTTCTTTCATAGGATTTATGGTTTCAATGAATTCATATCTCCGTTTCGATTCTTTATCGTTATGTGCAGGGTTCGCATTAATACGTGATAAGTGATTCATATATAAATCCCACTTCTTCGCTTCTGCTTGTTGCTCTTCCTGTTCAATAATGATAATTAAATAAGCTAACGCTTCTTCAAGTGGCATATCAATGATTTCTGACCTTCCGCCTAATTTATGCGCTAGCTTATATACGAGAGCATCTTCAAGCTCATAACCACTTAGTTCACTGGACTTAGAGTCGCTTGAGTAACTTTCTCGCCCCATTTGAGACTCTTCTGAAAACTTTTCGTAGACTTTTTTACACGTTCAACAACCTTAGCTAAATCATTAACTTCTGCAATTGCATCTACTACATCAAAGAATGTATCCATCTCTTGAAGTTCTAATTGATCAGGATGCACATCGGATAAGATTGAAATCAGCTCTAAAGCACTTTCAGGAGCAACCTCTAATAATAATCCGATTGATCCAGCTGAATCCTTAACGAACTGAGCTGATAATGCACTTAATAAATCTTTAGTATCCATACCTTCTTCTACCGTATCGAAGAGACCGACTAATGCACCGTTGATATTTTCATCAGCATTTAGCTCATTGATTAACGTTTTTAAAACTTTAGTAATAGCAAAGAACTGATATGGTCGCATCGCTTTGATTACTACTTCTTTTTTACTATCGCCTTTTAATTCACCTTTTTCATTAACGTATTGAGTGATTAATACTTTTACTTCGTTTGTCATGTTTTATTCCTCTTTTCAATTAATTATTTAAATAAATATAGAAATAACCCTACTAGCATAAGTAGGGCTATATTGTTATTCAGCTGTAGCTTGTCCGATTTGGAAGAAGTTGTTTGGCTGACTCATATCAAAGTTATCTTTAGGATAAGCTACGAATTCTAAGTCAAATTTACCTTGTTCGTTTTTAAATGCTCGCTCAAATCCTGATGTAGATGCAACTTTATAGATAACGATGTCCATAGATTTATCTTCAACTGGTAATTGGCGTGGGTGAATCTCCATTTTTACTCCACGATTTCGGTTAGATGAACCTAGTGGACCATCTGTAATCCCAATCAATTTTGACCCTGCACTATCCTTAATAGCATGTGCACCGGCCATCGCCAATTGAATCAATTCTAGAGTTTCTTGAGATACAGTCATTTTAACTTTTACTTCCCAACCGACAACTCGATTGTCGATATCGTTTTCACCAGTATCTTCAAATTGAATTTCTTTAAACTTAGGTTCAATAGTAAGAACCCCACCTTCTGTTTGTAAGAAGCTAGTACCATCTCCTGTTGCTTTACCATCAAAGTTGATGACTTTGCTGTCTGTACCTGTCAATTTAAAATTAGCCATACCGAACATGATGCTTTCATCAAATGCACTCATATAATTTATTCCTCCTGTTTTTTTGCATAAAAAATAGACATCGTTTCAGATGTCTAAATATGCTTTAGTTTTCAATTCTTAAAGTTGTTCTAAAGTTAATGCTATACTCCATGACATTATCCTCTACACCTATTCTAAGTGGCTCAGACAACGCTTCAATGAAGTAAACATGTATTACGTTGTTTTGCTCGTTAATTAACCAATCGCTCTTTTTATGGAGCAATGCATAGACTTTAAAAGCTATGTCTTTGCACCTATCAAAATCACTTGATCTGATATAGATTTGATAGTGCGGATATTTCATTTCATCATCATAGATGCCAGGCTTTTCTCCACCGTCCGAATATACTGTACCTGTATTGTCGCCCAATGTACGGTAGTCGACTGACCAAGTAAGCCCAGCTATATTTTCTCTTAACAGATTCATGATTGACTCTTGTATCATCAGTCTAACCCTCCAATACTCGCGCGAGAATTCTTTCGCACATTATATTCCAGTCGTCTTCAGTAACCTTAACTGCATTAGTAAGATACTTTCTTCCTGGTTTATATCCATTTACGCTTGGTTTGTTACGTGTGTTCTCTCCACGTCCATTTTTATAGTATTCAGGGTACTTAACACCTCTTTGATATTTATGTCTAACATCTTTACTTTCAGGCTGCTCATGAACTCTTAGAGCGTATTTCATGTTAGTACCTATGGTAATCGAGAATGTTTTACCTTCAACTATTACTTTAGAAGTATTTATTGAGTCTTCTAAGTCTCCAGAATCTCGTGGAGCAAGTGCTTTTGCTACTTCCTCTACTCTTAATCCAAACTTACCGAGTTCTTGAATAACGATCTTAGTAAAGCGTTCATCAAATTTTTTGAAGTAACTTTGCAGTTCTTTGTAACTATCATCAAATTCAAATTTGAAATACTCATCGGCCATTAACAAACACCGTCCTAAATAGAACGCGTGAACCTGTAACATTTATTGCTTCTTCATAAGATACAACTCTACCAGATCCATCATTACCATCCATATCAATGAAATGTATCTCTTCTCCTTCTTTAACAAGCATTTGAGAAGGGACATCAATCTCGATATTAGTATTCGTTTCAGTGCCGCTTGCTGCAATAATCAAGTTTGACTTACGTCTGACACGTGCTTTAGATTCTACTTTTTCTGTTAAAGGTCTCCCGTATTTATCTGTTTTTGGGGTGCCACTCTCATCAATAACCGCTTTATTGACTAATACTCTTTGATTCATTGGAGGTCTCATTATATCAACCTCCCTGTTCTACCTGTGGATGTCTTTCGTTCCTCAGCAAGTATTCCGTCTATAATCGCTAGTAGTGATGGAGATAGCTTTTCATGATTGAATACGACTTTAACATCCTTAACTGTATAGTCTTCAACGTTATGGCGCTTAAGCACTCCAAAGCCTTCTTCTTCCGCTTCTAACTTGTAATCAAGTTGCAGATAAACCATTCTCGGCGTTAACTCGATGCCAGGAAAGTAATCCTTAATATCTTGAATGGCCGAAAATAAATACTTCGGTAAGTCTTCGCTTGGTACTTCATTAATATAATCAGGCAATGGCATGATGTTCATGTATGCCACTGTGCCATCGATTAATGATTGATGTTGTTCCAATGTTTCCATAACATCACACCTTTACATTATTCTGCTGCTTCTTCTAATGCTTTCACGTAGTCAGCTTTTACTGCTCCATTTTTACCTGTAGCAACAACTTCAAGGCCTTTTTCTGCGACTAGTGCTTTCAGTTCTTCTACATCTAAATCTTTATAAGATTTTTCAGTTGTTTCAGTTGCATCTTCAACCGTCACTAAGTCTTTCACGTTCTCATACTCTTCTTGAGTAAGGTCTAAAGACTGTCTAAAATAAGCTTGCCCTTTGTGAATTACAGTACCTTTATCTACATATACTTTTGGCATCTTTAAGTCCTCCTATTATTTAATAAATAAGACTGTCTAAATTAGACAGTCACAATTACATTTCCATTAAAGTTTTTAGAAACAGGTAATGTTACTTCACCAACGATTGTTTTTTCTCCGATTGGATCTTGAGAAATTACTCGATAAGCAAACTTACCTTTAGCGAAGTTGTTTTCAGCAGCAGGACCACTTAACGTAGCACCCATAATCGCAGCATGTAAAACGAATTTGTTGTCTTCTAAGTGTGCAACATCATAAGTTGTACCGTCAGCATTTTCTAAAGTAGTGAAACCTTTTTCGATTTCTAAAGTTGGATAACCGTTTGACTCGAATAAGTCAGCGATTTCACCATCCTTGATGATACGAGGCTGTAATCCATCACGATATAACTCGTCTTTAACTTGTTTAGAACGTTTGAATAATGCATAAGTAGCTTCAGTCATAACAATGTAATCTGGTTCTTTGTTACCATTAGTTAACTTATACTGAGCGATTGCCGCTTCAATGTCAGATAACGGTGTAGAGTTAGCAGTGTCAGACCATTTTGTAGTGGCAGTCATGTCATTTCCATCAGGACGTTCTAATTCAAACTGAATCTTAACGTTGTCACGTTTATCTTCATAGTTGAAACGCCCACGATATGTTAATTCAGCACGAATCAATTCTTTAGTATCTTCAATACCTTCAGATAATTCAGCTGTGCTTAGTAATGTACGATCGATAATGCGCTGACGCTCTTCGTCATTACGTGGATTGCGGAACTTAAACATATCTTCTTCATCTAAGTGATATGCGTGAGCGATTTTAGTTAATTTCGCTACTGCTTGTTTCGCTTCTCCTTTAGTTCTTACAGGTGTACCTGCATTAAATCCAACGATAGAACCTGCAACAATCTTTTGATTTGTCACTAAGTCGTACACGCTTGAAATCTCATCAACTTGCTCAACAGGATAACATTTAGCAAGTCTATGTTCTTTAGTAATCGGCGCTTCAGCGATAAATGCTTGTAATGCCGGTTGTTCAAATTCTTTAATCTCTAATACCATTTAATTCCCTCCTAGTTTTATATTGATTAAACGTCAAACGTTAATCTTCCTTGAGTTGCTGTTTTAAAGTTTGCAGTTACACCTGTGCAACGCTCTTCAATAAGAGATGCTTTACGGATAGCTGATACTAATTCATTTGTAGTAGCATCTTCGATAACTACTTCTTCTGAACCTGTAATTAATGCACCTTTCATTGTTGCTGGTGTATCGCTTGCCACTAATTCAAATAAACCAGTAGATTCATTTAAGAAAATAGCAGTAAAAGGTTTAATCACTTGGCCTTTTTTAAGTTTAGAAGCGTCTAATACCGCGTTACCCACTTTCCATTCTACTGCTTTAAAGTCGCGGAATGCTGTAGGAGCATTATTATATTGAGCGCTCACTTTTGGTTTTAAATTCATTTAATTTTCCTCCTTATTCTTTATTAAATAATCGTTTTGCATGTGCTTTCCCGACTTCAGATAAGTCTGGGTCTTTGCCACCATTTCCTTGTTGTCCTCCGGGATTAAGGTTGTTAGGTGACTTTTCCTGATTGTTTTTAATATCTTTGTTTTCGGGATTGATTGGACCATTAAATAAATAGTCGTCAGTTGATTTCAGATTAGTTAGTTGCTCGTTTAGACCGATTAACTGCCCGTCTTCATTGATTTTTACAGTGTCTAAGTCTATTAAAGCTTTAACTGCTCTTTCATTTTTTGCACCAGCTTCGTTTAATGCCAATTTAATTTCATAATCCAATTTCACTTTATTCACTAAATTCTGATGTGCTTCGTCCTTATCCTTATTAGCTTGTTTCAATGAATCAATCGTTGCGTTTAAAGCTTCAGCATCACCAACTTTAGTTTTAATTTCATCAAGTTGGTTATCGCGATCAGCTACTTGCTCTTCAAAAGATTTCACTTCTGCTTTCAATGATTCATTTTCTTGCTTAATTGGATTGACATCTTTACCGTACATTTCCATGATTTTATCAACTGCTTCTGCTTCAATGCCTAATTCCGTTAAATCTTTACGTTCCATATTAATTCTCCTCTTTTCGTCTACATTTTATTACGCTGTAAAGTCAGCGATTGACTAGCTTGTTGACGTACAAGCGAACGACACTTACATTTATAGCGTCGATAAGCTGGACGCGTGAGTATGATGTCACTCACAATACCTGATGGAATACCACCATCATGAGATACTTAAGTGATCACTATTCCTTTCTGGACGTGAGTTTTAAAGCTATCCATAATAAAGAGACCTTTTAACGTCATGTCTAGGACGGATAATTACTTAACAGGCAATTCAGCGATATAATTAAATATTTTTCGTTTAAATCTTGTATCAGCTTCACACCATAACCATTCATTAATTTCGCTAGGTACATTCATTTCTCTTGAACCAACTGCACTATGTAAATCATATTGCTTTAATTGGTGTACGTTCTTCGCTTTAGATACTGCTAAATCAAATGCTTCATTCACAAATTTGGTAATTTCGACATCTACTACAGTTGTTAAATCATAAATTTTATCATGCTGTTCCATTTCACTCACTCCTTTTAGTAATTAAATATACTCATCTTGGTCATCTCTAACATCCCAACAGCTTCAGTCTTAGTTATATCTGAAAGCATTAAACCAATGTTCTTTTCCTTATCTCTATAAATGATGATGACATCCTCGACATCATATTTATCAATCACCTTTTGTAATTCATCTGCTAAATTTTGAGGTGTAAACTTTTTATAACTATCCAGTTTTACTGTTTTCATCTTTAACAACACCTTTCATTCGTTGTCGTAATGCTTCAAACTTACTTGGGTTATTACGCTTGATATTTCGATATGCACCAATGTTCTTTGGCGCTTTATCACCTAATATCGCTTTCATCTTTATGTAGTGCTTATCTTCTTGTCTTGCGATACGTTTCTTATCCTGGTCTTGCTTGTATGCATCTTTTTGTTTCTGTGCTCTTGGATCAATATCAGGATTAAATGACTTCGCTTTAACAACAGCTTTATTGATTTCAGACTGACTTTTATATTCAATTACAAATGGTCTGATACGACACTCACAGTTCGGATGCAATGGAAATAGTTCGTATACATTGATATGTGGGAATCGTTTATCTTCTCCGTCAATGCTGAAAACATGGTTACGATATCTGGCACATACGCCACAGGTAGGCTCTCTTCCAGTTATCGTTACAAGATTGACACCCGCTTCTTCATATCTAGTTAGATGACCATGGTTCGTTGCTGTCCTCATTTTCGTTCTGACCACTGTACGTGAGTAGAAGTCCAAAGGTAACTGCTTACCATCTACAGTCTTAAACGAAGTAAATCCGTCTTGCAGGAATGTATCTGATACACGCTTTATGATTGCTTCACGATTGTTGCCATCTAGCATTCCTTTGCTTACGTCACTTCTGACTGCTTCTAATGTCTGCATATAACTATTATTAAAGTTTTCTTTAGCGGTTCTAATTGCTGCTTGCATGTCTAACATCGCGTCAGTAACAATATTTGATAATGCTTCAACGTTAGCTTGTGTCTTAAAGTCCGTTTGTACAACTCCATCGACAATAGCTCGACCATTCAACTGTATGCCTTGCTCTTGTAAATCTTCTGTAGCTTCATCAATCGCAATAAAATAGGACTTCGCTAATTCAACAGGTAACACCTCTTGAACAGTAAGTCCTAGTTCATCAAATATTTTATTGATTGACAGTAATGTCTTTTGTACATCACTATCTTTTAAATGATCAGTATTGTGGAGGAGTGATACAATGTGCTTCTTCAATTCATCAATCAGCAACGTTAATTGTTCAGCGTTCATCTAATCACTCCTTAATTGAATTCCCTAATTCATCTAATGGCGTTCCATCAGGTTGCCTATTGTTTAAAAAGTTATTCAATGTATTATTGCCATTCAATACGCTCATGCTATCTTGTGATGTCGATTCCGACTTGATACGTTCAACCTCTTCGTACACCCATTCATCCGTCTTATCAGGATTATTCTGTCTTACTGTTTCTTCAAGCGATTGTACTTTAGCATTGTACTTCGCAATATTCGCATCAGTGATTTCCTTTTCTGGCACCGGAATCATCGCTTGAACTGTTATGTTAGGCTCTTCAATGATGATGTTGTCATTCTCATTATTCGCTAACCATAGTGCACTCTCGAATAACGTCTTAAGGAATTCAACATAATCATTTCTGATTTGTTCTGCTTTCATCAAAGAGATAAGTAAGTCATAGAATTTTGCTACACCAGACTGTGGACTTGCAGTGTCTGTCCTTACAAATTCCATTGCTGCTTGTGATGTCTGCGTTTCTGCTAACATCCCTCTGATAATGTCTTTAAGATAAGCCATATCACCTATTTTATCGACATCAATCTGATGTATTTGCATGACTTGACCATTCTCACCGATTTCTTGTATCTCTAAATCACGATGATCAATCTTGTTTTCATCGCCATACCTATCTTCTGCAATTCTTCGTAACGTATCCATTGTTTCTCTTGTAATACTGATTCGTGGCTTACCATTACGCTCAAATGTCTGAGATGCTCGTGTTAAGGTCCAGTTCACTTCATCTTGTCGCCCTGCAAGTCCTTTAAGTTCAGATGAACCTAGCTTATTATAGAACGTTGCATTATTCGCAAGATAAGCTATAAACGAACGTTTACGACCTTCAAACTCTTGATATAACTGTTCGATGCCTATTTTTTCTTGGATGAAAGATAAATCTTCAACTTCTTCAAGTTGCGACTCTCCATTGCGTTTGAATAGCTTATGAAGTATAAGAAGTCTATCCTCATCTTCACGTTCAGTATAGATATGAACGTAATCAATACCCGCTTCTTTCTCTTCTTCAGTCTGAGGTAATTCGTATACCAAATCATATCCATGTCCATCATCATGAGGATAATAAACATTACGCTCCTTAAACATTAGCTTTAACTGTCCATTAATCATAGAAGGTACAGCTACGATACCACCATCAACTAATAATTGAGTGATGTTCATCTTATGATCAATCTTTGAGTTCTTAACAATCTGGTCTATCGTCTCTTGCTGCAAGTCAATGACTTCACTGTTGTATGAATTATCAACTGTTCCCTCAATCATTTTCGCTTCTTCTGTCGTTGTGTCATCTGCTAACTGCTCTTTATTCGGAAAGTTAGTCTTAACCTTACCAATGCCACGACTGATTAACAGCGAAGGTGTATCAACGATAATTTTACAGATGTTAAGCATCAAATACGGTGTCATTACGTTCTTAGCGTTGTACTCTCCGTATTGTAGAATATCTATTATCTCGCCTTTACTGATTAACTCTTTAGCTCTCGGAAAGATATTTGCATGTTTACCATCGTATAAATCACGATAGAAATACATGTCACCATGCTTTTTCTTTATAAAGTCTTTATCAAACTTCTTCCATTCGTTCATTGTCGCCCTCCTTTACCATGCGTTCGAAGTTATAATTCCCGCTGGTCGTTTCTGACCAAATCTATTTAAGGCTTGTGTCATAGCATCCACTTGGTCATCATGTTTGCCGTTAGGAAATACTGCTGATTCTTCTACTAAATCACTAGTGAAAGCTGCATTCGCAGGCAGATAAACATTGCCCGCTTCTAAATAAGGCGTAATCGCTTGTGCCCTTACGACCTTACCACCTTCAGGGTTGACAGGTATGATACCACTAATCTCTCGTTTAAGTGTTGAAATAACCGCTGGACCATTTGCTTTGTCCTCAATCAATATCGTTCTAATACGTGAATACTTTTTAGCTAGTGACCTAACCGCCTGTACAGCAGTTGGGAAATCCATCTTCCCTCTTACTTGATCTAACAAGTACATATCAGCACCGACTTTGCCCCATACTTGACCAACAACATAGTCAGAAGTATCCGCGTCCTTAAATGTTAAATCCCAACTAATCACTTGATTATCAAATCTTGATGGAGGTGTTGTATAGTACTTCCACCAATTACGATTAAATAACGTCCCTTCTCCTGGTGATGGTCGTTGTTGGTAAAGTGATGCCCACGTCTTACTTCCGACTTCTCGTTTCTTAAGGTCTGCCCATGATTCATCGTACCCAAGTTCCGGACAAAGCGCCTCACCTTCTTCACGTCCAAGTAAATCGTCATCATCTTCTGCTATTGCAGGTAATCTTAATCGCGTCCAATTATATGGACTCTTATCTAACAAACGACCAATAAGGTCATCTTCATGCCATCGTGTCATAACAACAATAACCGATGCTCCTTTATGCAAACGAGTAGATAAAGTAGATTCCCATTCAGACCAAATCTTTTCTCTGATTGTCGGCGATTGAGCTTCTTCGTTATTCTTGATTGGATCATCAATAATCATCAAGTCTGCACCTTCACCGGTTATTGAACCACCGATACCCGTTGCAATCATTCCACCTCTTGAACCGGATATGCCCCAGTTATTAGCAGCACTCTTTTCGTCTGATATTTTTTCGCCAAACACTCTATCACCGAACTCTTGCAATTTATTCCGATTAAGTCGACCAAACTTTCTTGCAAGACTATCAGAATACGCTGCTGCAATAACACGTTTACCAGGATTCTTCCCAATAAAAAAAGACGGAAATGATTCCGTCACTGTCATTGATTTACCATGTCGAGGTGGCATTTCAATTAATAAATATCGTTGTTCTCCATCTGCTATAGGTTGTAACTCATTGCATATCAATTCGGTATGTCTAAAATGCTGATATGATCCATGATGAACAGTAACAACGTAATCTTTATAATATCGTCTCGATAGTTCTAACTTAGCTTGTTCAGCTAACACTCTTTTTTGTTCATCGGTTAAATTCAAGTTAACCACCACCTAAGTTAGCAAGTTTTCTAAGTTCGTCTTCCGATAAGTTATTAAGAGCATTGACGTTGTTCGTTATCTCGCCACTATGCTCTATATCACGTTTATCTCGCCATTCGTTAGGTTTACGATTCTTAAGCCAGAATATCATTGCTGTTGTGTCAGGCGGTATTTCTTCTTCAATTTCAGTCACTTCAACATACTCTTCAGTAAGTACATAACCATCTTCAATGTATGTTCTTTTCAGCTTCAGAGGAACTTGTTTGACTATAGTTCTCTTTGTAGCTTTCTCATATAATGATTCTTCTACACGTATATCAGCAATAGCCTTATTTCTTTTTAAGGCGTCCGAAAGAGCCGGTTTAGACTTTTTATATTCCTTAAAAGTTGAATAAGCAACTCCTAACATTTTAGCTATTTCTTCATCGATATAGCCATCTCTACACCATGCTGATACTTCTTCTAATCTCGGTTCCACATGTGTGTCATATTTAGTTCTTCTTGCCATCTCATATATCACTTCCTAACACGCTAATTGCTTTAATTTATTTGTATAAACTGGATGAAGTAAGGGGTAACTAATCTTTATAACTTTAGTATCCATTTAATTTATTGCATTAAAAAACACCCACATAAGTGAGTGTTACAAATTTACATCAGGCATTATATCGTCAAATACTTTATCTTGTATTTTCTTTAACATCTCCGAATCACTTAATTTGTTACCCTTCTCATAGTATGTATTTGCCAACACACATACGTTATAATAACACTTTACTAATTCTTGTTTGCTCATAGAATTGATATTTTCTAACAGTGCATCTTTTTTGTCCTTTACCATCAATCACCATCTCCTTTACATGTATACATTAATAATACAAAAACCACCTAGAAATTACTAGATGGTTTCCATACATATTCTTTGAAAGGAGATTACTCATGGCAAAGTAAACGAAGAACCGCTAGGTTCATGCAGTGCGAGGTACAAAAACAAGTTTTTGATTGATCGAATACACCTACCCGAACCCTCCGTCCATTGTAACCTACAAATTATCATTTCACCTAAACCGTTAAATGCGTCAAGTTCGTCAAGTTTGTACTTAATCTGTTAATAACTCTGCTATCTCAGTTACGATTTGCTGCACTCTTTGTTTTGATGTTCCTAAACTTTTAGCGATGTATGAATAACTTACACCTGACAATAGTTGATTGAAGACTATACCATGTGTTTCATCAGTTATTCTCTCCCATCTGTTTTGAACATACAATACTTTCTGTTCATATCTTGCTATCATCGTATCTTGACGCATCAATCTCTGTACTTCTCTTAATACTGGATCAGATGTCTGTCCTTGTGGTTTAGGTAAAGTTGCCTCAAATCCATATTGAGAGATGTTACCTCCGCACACTACATCAATATATTCTTTTCTAAGATGATGCAATGCTTGTACATTTGTTTGATATTCCTTAATTAAAGTCATTACTTGTTCGGTCGTATAAGTCATGGTTTATTGTTCCCCTTTATAAGTAGTTGTAGATGATTCCGTTATTACTTGTTATTGGTCTTTTATTTTCTTTAAACCAGGTATATGGAATACTGGCTCTATTTAACGTTTCCTTGAGTTCCTTTAGTTCTTGGATGTCTAATCTATATAACTCGTTAAACTTTGTAAATAAGATAAGAATAAAGCAAATACCACCCTTTTCATGAGTCTTGGTCAAGTACTCGATCTGGTGTTGCTCGATATTCTTAAATGGCAGATTGGTCAGTGATGTCTGCTTTGTATCGAATGCGATAAATTTTCCATTGTGAATGCCAATAAAGTCGACTGTTGATTTCTTGGTGTACCTGGCATCAAATATCTTCCCATCCCTGCTCCTATGCGTCATAGGTGTTGGAATCTTATTGATTGTAGCTATACCTTTTATATCGTATTGAATATTGGATCGTTCGATTAATGTCTCGAGGTATTTACCTCTATTACGTTGACTTGTTTTCTTTTGCATTTCTACCTCCACTACTCACCCATCATTCGTTCTTTTACAATCTGCAAATCCTTTTTGCGTTCGTTGTACAAGTACTTGTAATGATTGCGTTCAATTTCTAAGTCATTGATACGTTGTTTATATAGGTGTCGCTCATGAAAAGTTATGAGCGAGTACGCTATCAGTATTAATAAAATGATTTCCATTTGATTCCCTCCTGCTACAAATCAGATTCTTTCACAAACACACCATCAATCATTTTGCCTTTTCTATCCTTTATCTCGTTGTAAGCTATATCGATACACTCGTTTATATCAATATCCATTTGCATTGCGAGTATAGTCATAACCACGTACATATCGCCTAATGTATCTTTGATAAGTTCAGGTTTACCCTTTGCCATCCCTTCTCCTAGCTCCCCGAATTCTTCTACTAATTTCAACATTTGCTTATTCGGATCAGCTGTGTTCAAATTACGGTCGATTGCCCATTGCTTAATTAGTTCAGTTGTCATTTTAATCATTACTTATCCCTCTCTTCTCATCACTTTATGTTCTTTTACTTTGTAAAATTCTTTGTATGGTACTTCTAATGCTTTCAGATAGTCCTTAGCGCATTGTTTGTTTGAGAATGATTCAACAATCTGATTCTGTGAATCAATTACATTCCAGTCGCTATGTGAGTATATGATTTTCATTCAGTTTCACCTCGTTTCAAATCAGTCATAATTTTTAGCACCATCATCAATTCATGTTTTGCAATTTTCCACTTACCTTGTTCAATAGGTCCTGCACTTTCATTATCTGCTCTAACTTTGTAATACTCATACTTTTTCTTCAGAACATCCACCAACTCACTCCATCGCTTTTCAAGTTCATCAGCATGTTGTTTGTAATCGATATATTGTTCGACAACAACAATAAAATCTTTGCGTACTTGCATAAGCTGCGTTCCTGTAATATTGATTACTCTTACGTGTTCTTCTTCGACATTTACTACTGTGTAGATAGTTTCGTCGTATTTCTTGAATTTGACTTTATCCCCTGCTTTAATCATTCGTCATTCTCCTTTTCGAGTTGTTCCATTTTACTTAAAACATCTGCATAAGCTAAATCTTCTAAAAAATGAGTTTCATTTTTATCAAATACACTGTTTAATTGTTCCTTCAACTCATTCCACATCTTTTCATAATCCACAATCCCTCTCTCCTTTCAGTTAATCTAAACAAGGTAGTGTTCTTTTAATATTTCTTTGTAAATTATCAATAGCTATAAGAATGTCTTTAGCTGACGCTTCATGTCTATTAATTAAATCAATTCTCAAATTATCTAAGTCAACACACACTTCCCACAATATATCGTCCAACTCATTGATACGTTCTACAACTCTCATATCTGCGCTTGTTTCACCATGAAAAGCGATTCCCTCTGTTAATTGCTCTGCACTAATTGTTGATTTAATTTCCATCTCTCATTTCCTCCTTGTGATTTACTTATCAGCTACATACTCATAGAAATCTATTTTATTTTTAAGTTCTTCATCACTCATATTTCTAACGAGTTCATCATCTACATGTATATCTTCGATAAAGTGGATAAGTCCTTTAAGTGCGTTTTCTAAATACTCTCTAGGACATTCTTCGTTCTCCCAGTAATTTGTGCTTTCTTTAACCCACTCTTGCATGTTGTTTCCTCCTTGTGATTTACTCTTCTGAACTTATATACTTTCCATCTCTGAATCGTCCTATTACGTCCTCACTTTTCAATGCTCTGTTCATTTTAGTTTTATAAAGTATTAATTTAAGCCATTCATTTTCAGGTCTGTTTCCTTCTTCTAATGCTTGCTGAAACGTGTCATAAATTCCGTAAGCTGAATCGTATGGTATAGAAAGTACATAATATTCTTTCTCGTCTTTACTCATCTCTCATTTCCTCCTTATAATTTACGCATTTAAGATAGGTAGTTCAAAATTCCCAATTCTTAATGAAGCTACACTATAATAATATCCACCATTACCTCCATCAGCTTCCACCATGTTTTGTGCAATTACATTCTGATTATGGAATAAAGTCAATACTGCTTCACTTTCTCTTGTATCTCTACCTTCATTCCACTCGTTGTCTTTAACAACGTTATATTCAACATTAGTAATTGCTGCATCAAGTTCGACATTTTTAAATGTGCCATCAGCCCATGCACAGCAGTCTTGATCTGAACAGTAAACTTCAACTTTTGTTCCGTCTTCTAGGATAATGTAATCTTCTTTCCACTCAATAACTTTCTTATACAATAGTAAGTCTTTCACTTTTTCAAAATCTTGTTTGTTAATTTCCATATTAATCCTCCTAATTGTTCTCGATAAAAGATTGCTTTTAAATGTTTTCAAGTAGTTCTGGATGCTCGTGAACGTTGCCGATGATTTCATAATTCATATTCGTTGAACTTTTATTAATTAGATTCCAACCTAACTTATTTACGTCCCATTCAACTAACGTTACTCTTTCATGGTCTCCGTGGATATTCCACCATCTTGCTATTACTACATCCCCCTCAAAAATTTCCTTGCCATTTAAATCATGTAAGCCTGTTGATTGCATGAGTACTCTATCATCTTCATCAACCACATAGTTAAATTCATCTAGTACATGAATACCAAATTTATCAATTTCCATTGTGAAATCTCCTAAAAAACGCTTTTTCTTTTTATCAAAAATTCTAAACTTCGGTATCATTCTTTCTCCTCCTAGTAATCAAATATAGTTACCTGCAATCCAGGTACGTAATCAGCTTTATTTTCATAAAAGCGTTCCATGTCGTTCATTGAATCGAATTCCTCAACATAGACTTCTGATCCAACGTCTAATGCGACATAGGTATCTCCCTTTTCTTCGTCAGCATCAACTGAGAAGTAGATAGTACCGTAATGATTATCAGTACTATCAGTCTCCCAATTATTTCGCATGTAATGATTGAAGAGTTGTCTCCACTTGCTATAGCTTAAGAATTTAATCATCTTGCATCAGCAACTTTGTTATCACGTTCTAAGAAGCTGATTATTCTGTCTGCATAATCTACAATCTTCTTAAGTTCGTTGATTTCTTCATCCTTACGACCTGTTCTTGTCGCATATTTGATAATGTTACCAATCATGAAACCTTTATACGCTTCATAGCTGAATTGAGATTCCAGGAATCCGATGACATCTGTTCCTAATCCGTTTGGAGCATAATGCGATGGTGGATTGATGTTTTTTATAGCCAGTTCTTTATTTTCAATCTCGCTTAATAATTGAGATTGGATTAATTTATTTCTATCAATATTGAGAGTTAAATGAGGACCTTTTTCCCAATTCGCGTTTGAAACACTATCAGTTTTCGACATCAATGCTTCATATGATTTTTCCAACGTTTCAAAATCAGCTTCTAGCTTTTGTATAGTATTTTCTTTATCTTCCAACTGCTTTTCATAGCTTGTAACCAACTCTGTTTCTTTATCCTGGTACTCTTTGATAAGATTGTTCGCTTGTTGTAACGATTCTTTCAAATTCTTGTTCGCTTCAGCTGATACTTCAATCGTGCGCTTATGTTGATTTAACTCTTTCTCATATTTCGATGTTAAGAATCTATCATTCATCTTTAACGCGTCTGCACTCTTCTTATCTAAACGATCATAAGAATGTTGTAATGATTTAATATCACGTTCTTTAGCTTTGATTTGAAGTTCTTTTAACTGCAGCTCTTCGTCTTTTTTCGTAATGGTTGCTTCAAGTTCCTTGATTCTATTCATAAAGTCCTTACGTTCTACATTCAATTTAGTGACTTCTTCTTTGTGCTTATCTCTATCATCAGTGACTAACGACAAGTTCACTTGCAAGTCATCGACAATCTTCTGATGTTCTGCTTTATCAACCACATCATTAACAGGAATAGTGCTTGCTCCTTTATTCTTTTCTACAGGCTTCGTCTTAACTACTGGCACTTCATCAACAATAAGCCCCTGCTCTCTTTCTGCCTTTAACTTCTTGAATTCTTTCATATTCTCACTTCTAAATTGCAGTAGCGTTTGATATGCCACACCAATTTTAGCTGCTGCTTCTTTCAGCGTTTTCGTTTCATGAATGATTTGATCAACCTCTGTTATCACTAAACCTTTTAATGTCTTTGCCATAATTAAATCTCTCCATTCTCATCGATGCTTATCAGTTCATCGATTGTCATATTTAATTTCTTACATAAACTGTTCAATGTATCTGTAAAATGTCGTTTTCTATTAAGTTCGATATCTCCGAGATAACTTTTAGATATTCCTATAGATTCAGCAAATTCACGTTGCGACATTCTTTTATGTTTTCTAATCCATCTGACTTTTGCACCAATATTCACATTTCCATACTGCATAATCAGGCTCCTGTCCTAGCGTTAAATAGATCCGGATAACGCTCAATGTATTTCTTCGGAATAGGTGCGCCTGCTTCAATCATTCGAATAACAGTCTGTCTACCGCTATCCACCACTTTTCTCTTTCTTATCGGTGTGGTTGCTGCTTTTTTCAGCGACCATTTGAAAGTAAAATGACGATGCCAGAATATGTTCTTGTTGATGCCATTTTCAACTGCTATATCGCTCCACTTCTTGTATTCATCAGAAGTATTGTTAAATCTTTCTTTAGGACTTGTTATCGCTTCTTCAAACGTCATACCTCTTTTGACTACTCGCTCTCTATAAGCGTTGTAACTAACCTTTGAACGGTGTTTGTTATCTATCCAGTACTGGCCCATCGGTGTTGCTTTCATAAGTATCTCCCCTTACTCATATTCAACTGTGTGTGGTATTGTCATACCTGCGTATGTTTCTTCTTTAGTTTCTTTCACGACTTTATAAATAATTGTTTTATCTGAACCATGATCTGTTAGTTCGATACGAGCGACATCATCGATGCCGACCTCGTATACGAATAACTCACATTTAATCTTTTTTATTTTCATAAAATCTGAAAGATATCAATTTGTCCTAACTCTTCTTCTCTCATCAAGTTATGGATATTGATAAACTCCTGTAGTTCTTCGCGTGTAACTTCTTTTTGTACATGTTTCAAAATTCCTATTCCAATAAGTCTGTAACCATCACGTCCTCTTAAGGGAATTACTGTAACTGTCCATTCTTTCTTCTGGTCATAAAGTTTAAATCTCTTTAGTAAACTCATAAGTTCACTCCTTGGTCATATAATTCATGGTTTATATTGTGATTGAGTTGATTAACATTAAACTTGTTGCTGGTCTTATCATCTCTATCGATGCACATCTTTATTTTTATGCCACCTTTTTCTCTGGTCATGAGTGTGACATATCCCTTAATACCTTTGGTCGATAGGTACTCCTGGATTGCATATTCTTCTGAATAGAATCCTGCTTCTTTAAAGTGCTGATCGAAGTGCTTTGTAACATCTGAATTCAAGTAATAGACTTCTGATTTTGACATTTGAATCACTCCTTTAATACGTTAAATTAGAAGGGTAAATCATCATCCTGGATATCGATTGGGCCTGATGAATTAGCAAATGGATTTTCATGCTGTTGCGAGTATCCGTTATTTGCGTTATTTTGTCCTCTGTTGACGCTTTGGCTATTTTGGTTATTGTTGTTCGTCTGAGTATGATTCGCTTGTTGTACACTGTTATTTTGTTGATTTTGGCTATTCTTTGGTTCTAGGAACTGAACGCTATCACAAATCACTTCTGTAACGAATACACGCTGTCCTTCTTTGTTATCATAGCTACGTGATTGGAGACGACCTTCAACTCCTGCTAATGAACCTTTGTTGAGATAGTTATTTACGTTTTCGGCTTGTTTACGAAATACGATACAGTTGATAAAATCAGCTTGTCGTTCACCTTGCGCATTAGTAAAGTTACGATTGATTGCAAGTGTAAAGGTTGCTACCGAAACTCCTGATGGTGTTACGCGATATTGTGGATCAGCCGTAAGCCTTCCTACAAGCACAACTCTATTTATCATTTTTGTAATACTCCTTTAAATATTCTGATTCGTAACCATGTTTCTCAATATCCAATACCGCTTCTAATTTGCTAACGGGTATGTCGATGAATTTATAGTCATAAGTTTCTAGAATTGAATCTGGATTTAAACTATTTAAAGCATCTGGTCCCCACTTCTCTTTAATCGCTTTATCAAGATTTTTCATATCCTCATACCAATTTTTATAAGTTTCTTCATTAGCCGGTTTTGTATCGTTTTCCCAAACCATATAAGCTCTTTCAACATCATTAAGTTCTACATCTCCATACTCATCATCATAGCTTGGCCATTCGTGATAATTAGAACACATGTAACGTCCTTTCTGATTTTTACGCTCGAATACCATCACTTTAATTCGTCTCATTTCATTTCCTCCATCACTTCATTAATTTGTTTAATCATTGAATCTGCAAAATCAAGAAACTGTCCTTTGTTGACATCTTCCTCTGATGCTCTCACGTTATGTCTAGCAATAACGACCTGTACTTTTAATTCCTTAACTTTAGTCTTAAGCTGTCGCAGTTTCTGTTGGTCCATATTCCTCAATCCCCTTTCGAGTTTGTAACTCATGGTCTTTTTGAGCTACCAGAACACGTAACTCTAATTCATTTGATGCCCAGTCAATCATTCGCTGCGCATATCTTTCTGTACAGTTAAGGCGTCTCATGATTTGTTCTTTAGTCATGCTTGATCACCTCCGTAACATTTTCTAATGCAGAAACTATGCCGCCAGCTATTTCACTTAGCACACGTTCTTTCATTTTCAGCTCCTGCAATCTTTCGTTTGATACAACTACAAAATTTTCATCGTAAAGCAGTTTTGCGTATTCTTTGATTGCTTGTTCTTTCTTATCTTCTTTCTGTTGGTCCTTAATTTGTTCTAATTGTTCAAAATCCCATTTGTAATCAGATTCTTGTTTATTGCTTTTATCCTCAACCAGCTTGTCTATTGTTCTTTTAAGAATATCTTCAACATACTGCATCGTTCTGTATTCAGGTTTTAAAAATGTCGGTATACCTAGTCCAAACTTTTCATCCATTTCGATTTTCTTTGGCGATAAATCTGTTGCGTGTGCACAATCAAATCCGATAACACCATCATTCTCCTCATAAGTGATCCCTCTATGAAAAACATTATCTATAACATCTCTTTCTCCCTCATTTTTAGGCGTGTAATGAAGATAGCCACATAGATGACCCAGATCCTCATGTCTAAGAATTTCATATCTGATACCTTTATACATTCGACTTTTAAAGTTACCTTCTTTTTCCACAAGTTCTTTCATTTCCTTGAGTTCCATTCGTTTCACTTCTCCTTTTTTTATTTCATAAACACTAGCCAGTGTGTTTTCGACCTTTTATTTCCAAACAACGGTTGATAGTCGATGTTTTTCAATATATCGTTCAACTTTATCTGCTCTTCATTCCATTTAAAAATTAAAGTGCCATTTGGTTTGAGCACTCTCATACATTCATCGAAACCTAATTGTAAGTCTTGCATCCAATTATCTTTATCAAGTCGCCCATACTTTTTAACTAGCCAACTATTATCTCCACCACGTATCAAATGTGGTGGGTCAAACACTACCATGTAGAATGAATCATCATCAAATGGCATATTTCTAAAGTCGCCCAAAATATCAGGTTTGATTATCAACTTCCGACCATCACATAAAGTTGTTTCTAATTCACGAATATCCATGAATTCAACGTCTGCATTTTCTTTATCGAACCAAAACATGCGACTTCCACAGCAAGCATCTAGTATCTTCTTCATTGCATCCTCCTATCTGCACCATCCAATGTTAAAAATGTTGCACCATTGCATATTCTTGAATAAGCACGTTTCAGCATAAAATCTGATGGCATTTCATTAATGATGTCTAAGTTCGTTGTATAGATTGTATTCAAGCCTTGTCGCTTATTCGTGATCTCATACAACTTCTCACATGCCCAGTCTGTTTGCTTGTTTGCTCCTACATCATCCAGGACCAATAAATCAACTTCACTAACTAATCGCATGATTTTTTCTTCTGTATCATCATTCTTTTTGTTAAATGATGCTTTGATGAGTGATAAAAGCTCAACATTATCGATGAAAAGCACTGTATTACCTTTGTCTTTCAAATATCTAGCGATAGAAAATGCAAGGAATGACTTGCCTGTTCCTGTATCACCCTGTATAACGATTGTTTTAGGATTTTGTTTACTGAACTCTTTACAGAAGTTAGATGCTACTTTATAAGCGTTATATATTTCAGGACTTGCTTTTTCGAGATCGATGTCATTGTTTTTGAATGACGCCTTTTTCAGATCCGGATTAATCAACGATTGATTGAAGTAATAGTTAATCTTTCTTTGCTGCATTCGTTTCTTATCTGCTCTCACTAACTCTCTAAGATGACAGTCGCATTTGATTACTAGCTCACGTGTCCCATCATCATTTACTTTATATGTGTTCTTTGTACCGCATTTATCACATGTTTCCTCTTCAATTTCTGGGATACCTCGATTTGCTACTGCTTTCATAAGTTCACTATTCAGTAATGATTTCAACATCTTCACCACCTAACATCTGTCTCATGTTTCTTTCGTTACGTTCTTTAAGTCTTGCAATTTCTTCAGGTGAGCGTTTTGTCGTCTGCACATTATGTTTAACTTGGTTGTTATCTTTAGACTGTCTAGCAATTTCATTAGCATCTATTTCAGCTGTTGTCTTAAACCCCTTGTTATGCCAGTTTCTTAATATGCCATTCACATATTTATAGTTTTTAATACCTGCTTCAATACCTACGTCTAAAGCCTTGCTGACGATAGAGTCTCCTTCATCTCCGAAGTCATCAATCCAAGCAAATAACTTCTGCATCGTAATTGGATCGAGGTAGCCATAACCACCATTTTCGAAGATATCGAATGACGAAGGACGAGTTGTTTTTCTTTCGTTTTCTTTTTCTTTAATTTCCTTTTCTTTTTCTTTCTTTTCTTTTTCTTTAATTTCCTTTTCTTTTTCTTTCTTTTCTTTTTCTTTAATTTCCTTTTCTTTTTCTTTCTTTTCTTTTTCTTTATTCCATAGACTATCTATACTGTATGGATACTGTATAACTTTATTGTTTTTCTCTAGAGAATTAACATAATCAACGTACTTTATTGCAAATGGTTGATGTTTTACGTTCTCTAAATCAGCCTTAACTCGCGTAATGACCTTTTCTGAATTATTCCAATTAAATTTGGCCCAATTTCTGATATATATTTCTTTTGTTGGTTGGTTATATTCAATCTTTCCGTATTCAATGAAACGAGTTAATAACTTCTCAACAGTTTCACGATTGTAACCTGTTTCTAGTTCGATAACTCTGGAAGGCAATTCATATATCCCTATCTGAGACGTTTTGCTATTAGTCATCAGGTAGATATAGAAATACTTTTCTTCTGGTGTTAAATCTAGAACAAATGCATCTTGCCAAAAGCTAACATTCAAATATCTATGTGTACTCATTCCTTAACCTCCTCTATCAAGGTTAGAACTTCATCTCTGAATCTTGTCCAACTAGTTGAATTAACTGCAGCATCTATAACTTCTTGGTACTGTTCATCATCAACTTGCTCATACCAATCTTTCATTAGTTCTTTTAATTGACGATCATTGTAGTAAAGTCCTCTATTCTTCAAAATCCCTCTGATATAACTGGCGTTTCTTATATAAGTTTTTACTGGATTCCTGTTGTAGTATGCGATGCGTGGAACCTTTTCAAAAGCTATTTGAATTCCTTTGTCATAGTAAACATCGTAAGCTGCATCAATTGCAGTCATCAGTTCTTGCATTGAGTATTTTCTCAGCCAAGATTTGATATTTTTAAGCCCTTGAGTTTCGACAGTGCATTCAAAAACTCTCTCGAAATATTCTGCTACTTTTTTCGCTTCAATATTCTTAAGGTCTAGCAACTCTTCTTTCCATAGCATCATGAATTCAATTTGTTGTTTGCGCTCATTTAGTAATTTCAACTCATCATGCTGTTTATCCATCACTGCAGTGTCGCTTAGCTTTCTATCTCGTTTTCCGCTGTTACATTCAAAACATGAAGTTATTAAGTTCATAATGTCATTTGTGCCACCTTTAGCAACCGGTTCAATGTGATCTACATTTAACACGATATCCGGTGCCTTATAACCACAATACTGACATGTAAAGTTGTCTCTTTTAAAAACTTCAAATCTAATTTTGTTAGATAAGCTTTTTCTCTTTGCCATTTAACTTACTCCTTTCTAAAAGAATGGAGGGTCTCACCCCTCCGTATTTTCATCTGTGATATCTAGCAATTCATAGTCTGGTGCTTCAAGCATCGTGTCATCAGGTGTGACGTCTTTAATCTTGCTGATATCCTTACCTGTACCTTCGTCATAAGCAACTTGTTGCTGCACTTCTACGCTAATCGGCAAATACTTCCACATATGACGAACAACAGTTTTCTTGGCCATCTCTTCATAATCTGATGTCCAAGGACTGAATTTAGAGTTTGCAGCTTTACTTCTACCTTTACGCTTTTCAATGTCTGCTTTACTCATAAATTCGAACTGATATCCTCCATCTTTAAAATGTGCAACCGCATATGCTCCAACAAATTCACCTTTGTCTGCATTCATAGTTGGTTTGTGAACTAACTTGCTTTCTAATCCCAGTTCATAATCAAATTCATCGTTACTATATACTGCATGTGCATAGATTGATTTAATATGACCGCTTCTTCGTGCTAGATCAATCATGCCTTTATATCCGATAATAAACTGAACTTCTTTAATGCCTTTATTTTTATTATTGAAGGGTAGTAAGTAACAATGACCCATCAATCCAGGCTCTAGTCCAAGTTGTGCTGCTTGCATCACTGCTCCAAGTAAACTTCCTACATCTGCATCTTTTAATGCAGGAGTCGTTCTGATTGTTGTCATTGCTAAACGTGTTAAACGATCAATATCCATATGCTTTGGTAAAGCTTGTGCCATTGCCGGTGCCATCTTCTTCATGTAATCATCAATCGTCTGAGGTTTCGGTTGATTTGCCACTTGATTTTGTTGTGTAGTTTGTACCTGTTGTTTTAAAGATTCAGTAGTTGCCATAATTATTACGCTCCTTTGATTTGTTTGATTTTTAATACTCTAGTTTCTGTTTCTTTGTAATAAGGGTCTAATTGTTCTCCATAAATTTCTCGAATCTTCTTAGTATCCAAAGTCTTTCTTACTTGTGGTTTCCAGGTAACCTGATATCCACTTGTTTTACCTGCTAAGTTGTTGCCTAATATGTGCTTTATTTTGTTTTCATACTGCGTTTTAAGTTCTTTAAGTTCCTTTTCTTCTTGCTTAACTTGTTCTAATGCAGTTAATAATGTTTCGACATCATCACTTAACTGAACTTCGGTTTCATCGATATCTTTATACATATGATTCAAAAAATCTTTAGTTGCATCACTTCCATCTATTTCAGGAATAACACCTGCAAGAACATTGTTATACCAGAAGTCCTTTTCAGCATTGATGATAATTTCAATCAATTCATCGTCACGCGGCACTTCCTTCCAAATGAACTGATTACCACCACATAAAACTGCGATATATGCTTTTTCATATCCTGTAACTGCCATGTAGTGCTGAATCTGACAAAGATACGATGCTGGTATCTCGTCATCCTTCCATTGATCGATATTGTATTGCGAAGTAGTCTTACATTCGAGCAATGCCTTTTCACCTACTATTACTCTGTCTAAGTTTGCTAACATAAATTCATGTTCAGGATGTCTTAACATTTTGTTGTTTTTTCTGACTTTCTTACCTGTCCTTGTTTCAAATTCTTTAGCTACGACATCTTCAAGGACGTTCCCCCAATATATAAACTCGTTGTCAACTTGTTGCTTTAATTCTGGATTTACCTTCTCGAAGAATAGTTGCGTTTTAGATTTCCATTTATTCACTCCAAGAATAGTTCCGGCATCACTTCCACCGACACCTGCCTGTCTAGCTTTCAGCCATTCTTCATGAGTCATGTCCTTTGTGTTTAAAACCTCTGCCATGTTATTTCCTCCTTCATTTTTATGTGCTATAATGAGTTAGACTTGTTTTCTGATGCGCGTATCCTTGATATGCGCTTTTTTTATGTGTTAAACTCTCCATCACGATAAACATCTTCTTGATGATTTAAGTTCCAATTCAAATTATCTTCATCCTCTTCATCGTTACAATACAGTTTTTCCAAGTACTCAAGCTCTGATAAGTTATCCTGCATTTCCATCACCTCCTACAGTGACTACTTCTGTAAAATAAGCAACTCCACAATCACTTTCTAACTCCCACTCAACATCACAATGCGGTCCGTATTCTTTTATCAATCTGTAGTACTCATCAAGCGTGAAAAATGCTCTTCCGACTTTAACGAACTCTACCTGCCTACAGTAAGGTAACTTCATGCAGTTTCCTCGCTTTCAAATTCAATTACAGGGATGATATCTCTGCGTTTCAAGAATTCGTAAAGGAATAAACGACCTTTCTGTGTCCATTTCGTATGCATTCTTACTGATACACTTCCATCTTTATGTGTGATTTCAGTTGTTTCTGAATGCGTGTAGCCTTTAGCGTGATGATTTGAGTAAAGTAGCCATTGTCCTGATTGCTTATACTGAATTTTGAGTCGCTGCAGAAGCTTATTCATTTCTTGTGCTGACATGCCATAATCTTTTGCGATCTGACCTATAGTGACCAAGCTCTTACTTTTAAGAATCATGTCTACATAGTTTGCTTTCGGTTTTAATTCTCCGATCTGTTGTTTCTGCATCGTGTTCTCTAGATGTAATTTCTCATTCTCTTCCACTTGTTCAACTAACTGCAATAATGCTTCTTTGTATGTTCCAGGTAATCTGTTTTGTAATGCTTTCTCCATTTCATTGAATCTATTGATATATGCCATTTTGAAATCGTTGTGACCTTGAATGTTGAACATGTATAAGATGAATCCGTCTTTAGTTAGTAGATATTCTTTATAACTTCTTCTTTGGCCAGGAACATGATAAGTACTTTCAATAATTAGAGAACGGAAATCTCCGTTTTCTAAAATTACATTTTCTAATCCTTCAATAACGTCTGAATGTCTTCTACCTAACTCTTCTGCAACTATCCTACTGCTAACTACTGGGCCTAGTTCTGAATTATTCTCGATCTTGATTAATGTGTTCATTTACTTCATCCTTTCTGTTCTTTTCTTAATAAATGTTGTTGGAATAAAAAAGTTTCTCCTTTAGAACTGATGTTCCGTTATATTTTGCAAACGCTTACTGTATAATTTTCTTAATCTAATTAAGAAAGGTGGTGGAAACAATGACATTCTTTATTCGTCAAGCTAGTAATGGACAATACTATTTCGTAATAAAATCAGATAATCATGAAATCGTAGCAACTTCTGAGTTGTATCCTTACAAATCGACGGCCAAAAGCACTATTGAGTCAATCAAGAATAATATCGATAAATCATCTTTAGTTATTGATATAACTGAGTAATCTAGCTGAGTATTCGGGTAATTTAGAAGTATCTTCATTGTTGTAATCAGTTATCAAACTAGAAGAAATTTCTAGTAATTTATCCGATCTTTTTTTTGTGACTGAATGGCTCATCATTAAATCACCATTTTTATCATGCATCTGTTGATGTGAACCATATTGATTTATTGTGTTTCTAATACATGCTTTATTAGCTTTTGTTTTCCTAGCTCTCTTAATCTCCTCCGCCAAGATGACGATTAAGAGGGCTATTTTTAATGTTTGTAATTTATTCATTTATCTCACCTCCTTTAAATCTTTATAAGTCGAAAGCAAAAAGAATGATGAAAGTTGAATGATGATCGTTAATCCTAGTCTTGGTGCTGGTTGCATTTGAAACCCTAGCGCTAGGAATAACACCACTAAGCATGCGAAAAATGTACAAAGTAGATAAAGTGATGTATAAGATAACTTCGCTAAATACTTCATGTCACTTCCTCCTTCCGTTAATCCATTCGATTAAGTTTGCTGTGCTGTAACGTGACGAGATTCCTTCAATATGAACGAACCGAAAATCATCTCGTTTTCTTATTTCGTTGAATACTGCAGCGCTACAACCGATAAGATCCATAGCTTCTTCCCTCGAAACTGTTGGATGGTATTTCTTTGTAAGTTTGTCCTCAAGCTGTTCTGCGATTGCATCTGTTAAATTATTGATAACTTCTGGTGCAAACATTTAATCACCTCGTTTTGATTTAAAGTGTTCTCCTAAAGTTTCAAAAAAACACTCTGTAAAAAAATCTTTAAATTTTTGAAATGCAATTTCTTTTTGTGGCTGTCTTTTGAAATACTCTTTTTGAATAAATGTAGAACGGATACCATGTGCATCACGAAGAACGTTTAAATTATCGATTGTTTTTAAGTTTCCGATATTAAATATTTGGAAGTCTTTATAATTCTTTTTGTGTAAAAGTAGCTTGCCACGTTCCAATTCAAGAACGATGTATTTTTCATTTACTCCAACTACAATTGCAGGAAAATGATGAATACCTGTACAAAGCACTAACAAATCATCAATTGAATATTTCATCTCTCTCACCTCATATTCTGCGTTCCATTTTGTAACGCTGATTTCTTGTTTTGGATAATTCTTGCGGATTTAAGTGATAGTCAATGATGATTTTGTCGATTAGTGCTTGTGCTTCAAAAATCACATCTTGCGTTTCACTAGCGATACGCCTTACATTCTCAATGTCTTCTTGACTGCAATATTCAGGACGTTTATCAATACGATAGAGATTGAGAACATCAATTACTTCTCTTATTTCATTAAGCATCCTCTCTTTTATACATATACGGTGATCATCAAATACAACTTCTGATGGTGCAGGTGTCGTGTATCCATTTGAGAATTCATATGACATTTCTTTGATTAGAATTGGATCATCACTTCTTTCGTAACTTGTCATTAAGATTTCAGATGAGATATTGCGACGTCCCTTCTCGATATTGCAGATATTTGGTTTAGTAGTAAGTAACATGTCTGCAACTTGTGATTGAGTTCTACGAGTTCTTTGTCTATGTCTCTGTAAACTTGTTTTCATAATTGTTTTCTCCTTGAATATTTTTAGGTCTTTAATGTTTACGTGCTTTTGGTCTATACTTTAGGTACGGTGTTGGTCACACCGTACAATTACATTTGGTCGTGTAATTGATGGTTTATACCAGGTGAGTTTGGTCGCTTGCCTGGTTATCATTTTGTTTTAAATCGTACATTTCGCGTACTTTGTCATCAAAAAAAATAGTCCAATTTACATTAAAATATTTAGCTAACGCTAAAGCAGCTGGAATAGTAATGTTTCTGTGACCTATCTCGTAACTCGAAATAGTTGTAGTTGCAAGTCCTACAGCATCTGCTAACTGTTCTTGAGTAATATTGTGCTTTTTACGCAAAGATTTTAACGTGTTCATCTTCTCACCTCCAAGTAATACGTATTGCGTACTTACATACTATTACTAAACGCGTACTTTGTCAATAACAAATACTCATTTTGTACTATTTTCTGTTTTTTTATGGTCAATGTACGCATATTGCGTATAATTGAAGTATAGGTGGTGTTATAAATGTTTGCTCAGAATATAAAAAAATTAAGAAAGCAGTATGGTTATACACAAACTCAAATGGCAGAAAAACTAGGAGTAGCAAAAACAACATACGCTTCTTATGAGCAAGATAGAAGAACTCCTGATGCTAATATTCAAAAGAAAATTGCAGATATATTCGAAACTTCTTTAGATGCATTACATGGTAGAGAAAAGTTAAACAATGTAAAAGTTGAATCTTTGTTTTTCAACCATATCGAAGGTTTAAATGAACTACCGAAAGAAGAACAAGATAGAATTATTCAGAATCTGCTAGAACAAGGAGCCTTCTTAGTAGAGCGATCTAAGAGAAATAAGAAATTATAATTAAATATAAGGGGATGGTTAAATGGAAAAGTTTACATCTAATTTAGAGTTGTTATCTAATCGTGTTGAAAAGTTAAAAGACAGTGTTAATACAGAAGAAGCAACAAAGACTGCATTAGTTTTACCTTTTTTTCAAGCGCTAGGATATGATGTGTTTAATCCGTTAGAATTCACTCCAGAATTTATTGCAGATGTCGGTATAAAAAAAGGGGAAAAAGTAGATTATGCAATTATAGATAACGAACTACCTGTGATACTAATAGAGTGTAAATCTATAAATGAAAAATTAACAAATCATGATTCTCAGTTATTCAGATACTTCGGAACGAGCACTTCTAAGTTTGGAATACTAACAAATGGTATTGAATACAGATTTTTTACTGACTTAGAAGAGCCAAATAAAATGGATTCAAAACCTTTCCTTATTTTTAATATTTTACAATTGAAAGAAAATCATATAAAAGAGCTTTTTAAGTTTACTAAAGAAAATTTCGATGTTGAAAATATTTCAAGTTCTGCGTATGAGCTTAAATATGTGAACTTGATTCGAAATTATTTAAATGAACAGCTAGAAAATCCCAATGAAGAATTCGTAAAACATATCCTTAATCATGTATATGAAGGTGTAAAAACAAAAGCCGTAATTGATAGATTTAATCCAACAGTAAAGCATACATTTAATTTAATGTTAAAAGATAAAGTTACTGATAAGTTAAATGCTGCCCTAAATAATACTGGAGCAAACCCCAAAATTAACATATCAGATAATCTTCCTGAAGAAGAAATCGTTTCTTCGATCAAAAAATCTGAACCCGAAATTATCACAACCCCAGAAGAGTTAGAAACTTATGCGATAATTAAGGTGATTCTAAATGATGTCATTCCTGCAGACAGAGTTTATTACAGAGACAATCAAAGTTATTTTAATATTTTGATAGATAATAACATAAGAAAATGGATTGCTAGAGCCTATCTAGGTAAAAATAGTAAAGTCGTACTAAATAATGAAGAAAAAACAACTATAAATATTGATAAGCCATTCGATTTACTTAATCATAAAGATATAATTCTGTCTTGCGTTGAAAAATATATATAATGGGAGATTAAAATGAAAAAAATAATATCAAGTGGATTAGCTATCAGTATTCTTTTAGCAGGATGTGGAGAAGAAAGCAGTCAAGAAAATAAAACAACAAGCAAACCTAAAGAAGAAAAATACATAAGTGATGAGAAAATTAAAAAAGAGTTCCAAAAAGCAATCGATGTATATTCGAAAGAACTAATGAATATTAAACAATCATCAGAGTCAGGAAGTGCTCAAGGTATTATAGCAACCTTTGAGGAGAGCGGTAATAAAGTAGAGTCTGCAGCTCAAGATTTCAAAAAGTTCTTGGATAATAACAAAGAGCCTGTTAAATACGAAAAACCATCTGAAAGCATGGTTAAATTTGGTGAAGTATTAGGTAAGTTTATAGGCTCCACTTCTGAAGTCATCAAAAAGGTTGATGACGGGAGATTGTCCGAAGAAGAAGGAAATAAAAAATTCGAAGAGCTAAACAATGACATGGAAACTCAACTTAAAGATATAGATGATGTCGAATTAAAAACTTTTATGGACAAAGAAGGAATAAAATATGATTCTCTAGAATTATTAGCAGGAGATGACAATCCTATGGAAGAAAGTACTGATGATAATGAAAATGATGAAGATACTTCTTCGTTTAATCCGTTAGATGATTTCAAATCAAAGAAAAAAACTAATGTTAATAAAGTAATCCAGGCTGGTCCTGCTGAATTAACTATCAACAATTTAGAATTAGGAGAAATTAAGGTTACAACAGATAATGAGTATAATTTTAGTAGTACTAAAGCTGGAGAAAATGCACAAATCGTAATACTTGATGTTACATTAAAGAACACTGGTAATACACCTGCAGATTATTATGCAGATCAAGCAGAACTTATGACAAGTTCAGGCGAACAAGTAGAGCCAAGTTTTTTAACTGATTCAGATTTGGTTGTTGAAATGAAAGGTCCAGTTAAATCTACTGGAAAAATTGTATATGAACTAAAAGATACTAAAGTTGATGATCTTTCTTCTATTTCGTATATAGCCAAGCCTTATTTCGATGATGAAACCGGAGAGAATTTATCAGAAGAACAAATTATTGAGTTACCAATTAAATAACCACACTAGCTGACCACTAGTACCCTATTGGTCGGCTATTTTTAAAACGATAAATAGAACATACGTTCTTATTTTTAACAAAAATCAAACATATATTCTATACTTGGGGGAGATAACATGAGAATTGAAGAACTTGTGAATGATATTACAGCGTATATTATCGAGAGAGTTGAGGATCTTAGTATTGAAGCTCTCGCTCATATTTATAATCTTCATATTGCATATAATCACGAAATGAGCTGCTATATGAAGTTGGACGGATGTGATGTTATATTCATTAAATTCGGAACACCGCAAGATATGTGGTTCAGATTTGCTCATGAACTTGGCCATTATTTTATGCACGTAGGAGTTTCGAAACAAATGCATCCATCGTATAACTACATGCAGGAAACGGAAGCAGATAAATTCGCCCTACTCTTCATGATGCCAGAACGATTAATCGTTGAATATAACTTATTTACAGTTGAATCAATCATGGATTATTTTAAAGTATCACAGGAACATGCGACGAAACGTGTAGAGTTATTAATCAACAGATCTAAGACACATAAATTAATTGGATTAGAAAGGATGTAGACGATGCATATTCAACAACTAGAAGATGGTAAGTATAAAGTTACCTTAGAAGCTCCACGCGACCCCGTAACAGGAAAAAGACGACAGATAACAAGACGTCATAAAAGTAAACGTGAAGCCATCAAAAGAGCTGAAGCAGAATATGATAAACGGATGGCGATGCTCGGGCAATATGGTGCATTAAATAATGGCAGCCCTTCATTTAGACAGGTCGCCGAAAAATTCATGGAAGAATATAAGAAGAAAGAGAAAATAAGTACCTATACATCGAGAAAACAAAACCTGGTTAAACTCTATGATTTTTTCGATTATATCGAAATAAAGAAGATAAATCATAAGATGTGTCAGAATGTCATCGATGAGATGATGTTAGGAGAGAAAAGGATATATTCTAAGGCGTACACACAGAGCGTTAAAGGAACGTTAAATCTTATCATGGATTATGCGGTGAAGAATGGAATAATCAGCGTAAACCCTGCTCTAAACTGCAAATACCCTAAATCACTTGTAACTGTGGAAGAATTGGAAAGTACAGAGTTCTTTGAAGAGTCAATCTCTAAAGAAGACACACGTGCTATATTCGAGGAATTTAAGTCAGATCGATATAAATATAAGGATTCCTACGAATTCTTTCTGACAATGTATTATACAGGTATGCGACCAGGTGAAGTCATGGCTTTGAAAATAAAGGACATAGATTTTGAAATGAATGAAATACGTGTAACAAAGACGCTTTTCAATCCTGACGATAAAAAGCGTGGTCACAAACTAATACCACCTAAAAATAACAATAGTCGGATTGTTTCATTTTCTGATACGCTTGCTGTAGAATTAAAGAATATAATAACAAAACGTAAACAGACTAAAGAAGTTTTCGGTGAACAATATATTGATGAAGATTTTTTATTCTGCGACCATTTCGGCGATCCATACAAATCAGGATTAGTGTATAAACGATTCAGAGTTGCTTGTAAGGCTGTAGGAATTGAAGATAAGAAGTTTCGTCCTCACACATTCAGACATACCCATACTACTAATTTAATCGAAGCTGGAGTATCTCCAAAAGATATTCAGGAGCGATTAGGTCATAAAAGTATTAATACGACATTAGGCATATATGCACATGTCACTAAAAAGTCACGTGCCCAGGTCGTTAAAAAATTTGATGACCACATGGAAAAAGCGTTAAAACTAGATAAAGAAGAAATAGAAAATTGATTTCTGTGGTCATAATGTGGTCAAATCTCAATTTTTACTTCAAAAATAAATGCTGAATTCCTTGTTTCATAAGGCGTTCAGCATTTTCTATACCATAATCATTTCAATTAAAGTCGTGTTTTCTTATATTTTATTCTGTTTTACAATCCTTTTTAAATCAAAGCTTAAGACTGTATTTATTTATTTATATTCCTTTGATTTTATATTCCTTCGTGGTCGAGATGTGGTCATACTAAAATCAAGTACATACATTGTGGTCAAATACGAAAAGATATTAATCATAGTACTTCCTATTGATGTGGTCAAATAAAATTCTCTTGATTTAATACGAACATACGTTCTATAATTTAAATAAAGGAGATGATAAATATGAGAGTATACGATTTAATTGATGAAGAACAATTTGAAAAGATGAAAGATGATTATGATTTAAAAGAGCTGCAGATGAACCTAGGTGACGAGTTCAAGTATATGATTTTTCTGATCAGCAAAGAAGTCCAGGAAAGAAGCCCTTTAACTTTCTTAAAAGAAATGAATGATATTGAACTTTTTGATGAATTGAATGAAGATGACAAATTTTATTTTTGTGTGGTGAATAACTTTGAAAGCCCACAATTTAAACGATAACCACCCTACCGTTCCAGAACACTTAATAGAAGAAACTAATTACAAAAATGTTCCTTCACAATATCTTGAAAGAAACATACCTAAAGGTCGTGGCATGATTAAATGGGCGCCATTCGCAACTATGCCACAACAGTATGCCGACATAAAACGTCAAATAGAAACGCAAGACTATTTTTATATGCCTGCATTAAGCGATGAACAAATAATTGAAATCAACGTTAAGTTACATCACTATTCATGTATGCCTTCATCGTGTACTATAATCTATCACAATGATCATCAATTACATGAAATTGATTGCGTCATTGAAAAAATAGATGAATTCAATCAAGAAGTTCAAATCAGAACATGTTATGATCATGAAAAACTTTTGCTTAAGTTTAAATTTATAGTAGAAATATTGTGAATTCGGTTATTTACCCGAAATTAGATTAATTCGGCTATTTAGCCGAAAAAAGAGCTACCTTATTTAGGTAAGCTCTTTTTTGCTGAGGGTGTGCCAGATAAGTAGTGAACTTTACAAACCTTATGTTTTAGTTGACTTTTCAACTTTGTTCTCAACAGATTCATCATGACCGTATCACGTATATCAAAAAAAATAACATCCAGTATAATTCAAAATTCAGTATTATCAAGGCTTTATACTGCCCTAACTGAAATTTTAAACTTCATAGGATGTTATCTATTGTCATTTTTCTGTCGTTTTTTTGTAGTTTCCTTTATTTTTTCTAACTTCTTTTCAGCAACATTCTCTTTAATTTTTGAAGGTTGTACATGCTTAATCTTTTCTACATCTTGAAAAACAAGTTTTGCCATTATAAATAAATAAGTACTGAAAAACAAAAAATATAATACCTGAAGTGAAAAAATCAACAAAGTAAAAAAGTTAGTGAGTTTAGCACTGTTAATTTCTTTGCTATACAATATTACTATCATTATTACACATAATAATATTATTAAAAAACCTAAAATAAATACCACTTTATTTAGAAATTTGAATTGAGACTTGCTTTTATCTTTTCTCATGATTATCTGATAAATATTGTTTTCTTTTGAGCCGAACACAAAAGTGAAAATTGTCCCGAAGAATCCAATACTAATACTACTAGAGCTAAGTATAACTTCAATTATTTTCACTTTACCTTCATAATTGATATTCAAAAAGATTGAAGAGAATATTAATATTATTATCGCTAATACGCAATATCCTCCAAACAAACACCAAGTATATCCCTCTTTTTTCACTTATACCACCTTCTTATATCATTAGTGAAAGTGCATTGTCATCAGTACTATAAATCCTAACCATATCTAAAAATATGTTATTAGCGTTTAACTCCCCTGCTTCTTGATATTCATATATAATCGACCTTTTTACTGCTTGTTTTATAAGATCAATGACTTCAACCTTAGAATCAAAATCATCTTTTACCTTTACAGATAATTTTTCAATATTATCATCGTCAATCCAATCATCTAACAATCTTTGGGTTTCATTTTCATCTAATTCACTATTTTTTGATTTATTTGTAGAAACAATTATTTCTATATATTCGGCTCCATTAATACCATTTCCACTTAAACCAGCGATTAAATCATCAACTTTCTCACCTTTTACCTTAATTGCAAATTGTCTATAAATACTACTACTTATTGCTTTATCATAAGCATGGTTATCTATAGCAGGAGTTAAAACAAAATTATGATTTTCCTCAAAATAATCAAATAAAATACTATCAAAAAATCGCTCAATACCACTTGGACTTAAAGAACTGATATTTCTTTGAATCAACATTGTGTCTTTTGCTGGATCATATAGAATACTAATTTCATGACCTATGTACTCATTTTCTTCTAATTGAACATCAATGGAATCTCCATAAACCGTAGTTTTTTGAAGTTTAGTATCATCCAGTCTTTCCATTATGATATGATAATATCCATTTTGTTGAGGAGGAGAGACTGATTTTATTCTTATTGGATCAAAATTATAATTTTTAACAAGTTTAAAATTTGGATATCTCTCATAATCACGTCTAATTTTTTCTAATAAGTTGACTAACGGAAAATATCCATATTCACTATCACTATATTTACTGCAAACAAAAAACAGATTAAAATTTACAACTTTAGTTCTTGCCATTTCCCCATCTTCTTTCTGTGTGTAGTTAATTTATTATACCTAATTATTGTAAAATTGAATACTAGAATATAAGTAAAAAGCGCCCTACACATCGGGGAACGATGAACAGGGCTACTACACATTTATAATTATAACAGAACACACGTTCTTTTCAAAATAATAACTTTCATATAAATAAGTATCTGTATGTAACAAAAGTAAATGCATTGTTATCTATTTTCAAAATAAATTTGGTTAGGTAAATTATTACCAAACAAAAAATCCCTACACTCTTATTTTGAATGTAGGGATTAAAGTTCATTTATTTAATTGTGTGCTTGTGAACCCAACCATTATTGCTAGGCGAGTAAGTTCTGCACCATATGTTACCTTGTGCGTCTTGAATTTCTTCGAAGATATAGACAGTCTCTCCTTTTTTAAGCGTTCCAATTTCTTTACCGAAACTAAAGTTACTGAAATCACTACCTGAGCGTTGTCTTAACGATGCAGTGTATTGAATTGTTCCTTTGTAATGAGGTTTCTTAGACCATGGTTTGATACGTTTTGAACCTTTAGTTGCAGGTTTTTTAACAGGAGGCGATTGTTCCACTACTTTTTTAGGTGCAGGTGCAACTTTCTTAACAGGTGCATCGCCATTCATATATTTCACAACTAGATTGTCAATCACAGTCATATCACGTCTATTATAACCACAAGCAGCTAATAGATTACCTGGATCTTGTTTATCAGCTTGGATATCTTGATGTCCAGGCATTTGATTACGTGGATTAATATCCCACGAATTACATAAAGCTGCCATAATTCGACAAGCATTATCTAACGATTTAAGAGATTTATTTCTATCACTGTAGTATGATGCTTCAACACCAAACGCTACATCGTTTGCATCTGCACCATACCAAGCGTTATCTGTTGGTGTATTGTAAATCACATGCCATGCTTTTTCAGTTACAGGAATACAGATAATACATTCAGTATCATCCACAAAGATATGTGCTGATGCAACACTATCCCATGGTTGCATATAAGTATTCTTATAGTAGTTCACGTTCTGTTGTGCTGTTGTGTTAGGGTTTCCTGTGTCGTGGAATACTGCGAATTTAGGATTACCACTGTTCAATCTTTGTCCTGTTCTTCTTGTCCCTATTGGTAAAAAATCTGTGTATACAGGTACACCATTCCAAGTACCGATTTTATTTTTAGCCATAATTATTTTCCCTCCATATTTTCGTTGTTTTTTTCGATATCTAATACATTCTTAAATTCTTGTGCTTGTTGCGCATTGCGAGTAATATTGTTATTTCTCCAATAAGTCCACGTAATAGATCCAATTAAGAATAAGTCACTCAACGTTTGATAGATAAATGTTTCGTCACTTTTAATTAATGGTTTGCCATAATGTGCTAGAGCTGAATTGATTAGTGCAATTAATAGTACGACTAAACGAGTCAAAGCTAACTGTAATTCTTTATTCATTTGTAAATTCCTCCAATTAAAATAGACGTACCATTTTGGAACGTCCTTTATTTAAAAAATATTTGTGCAAAAACAAAGGCACTTCCGCCGATTGTAGCGAAAGCACCTATGATTGCGACTATGATCTTGTCGTTCGCATTCTTACGTTTACTGATAAATTCTTCATGTGAATCTACTTTACCTTTTAACTTATCAACTTCACCTTTAAATCCACTCATTGTATCATTTAACGTTACCATCTGCCCCTCAATGTTAGTAAGTGATTTAACAAGTGGTTTCTGTGATTCGCTAAATAACGTTATCGCTTTGTCGAGCAAGTGATAGTTATTTGTGTGTTTGTCATCAACTTCATCAATATATTGATATATCTTACGTTTATCACGCTCATGCAGTATCTGCAAATCCTTTAAAGACTCGACTCTATCGTTTTGCAAAATAGCTAACACCACCTATAAATCCAATTACACCTAAACCTGCTGACAGTATCAGGAAGCCTGTAGGTGTTAACCAGTTAATCGAATTGTTTATACCCGCAACCGCTAAAAAGAAATAAAAGATTGATAGTCCGATACCACCTATCATTACTAAAAGATCATAAATCTTTCTTGTCAGTCGGTGCGGGATATAGAAACAACTCGCTATCAGACATATGCTGAAGAACATAATGACTGCCCCCCAGGTCCATAAAGGGAAAACTTGGTGGAGCGCTTCATATAACGGGCTATCATTCACTGCAGAATCAGATTCTAATATCCAGAACGATGCTCTAGCTAATGAATAAAGTCCGAACGTAAAGGTTGATGCACATGTCAATTTCTCAGGTGTCGATAAAGGTCGTGAAATCTTTGAATCATCAGGTGTAACATCTTCTATTCTGTTCATTTAATCAACTCCTTTTTAAATTTATTTATAATAAAAACCCCTCATAAAGTGGGAGGTTGGGCCTAAATCAATTTATATTTTTTCAACTCTTGATAGATTATATTCTTAATCTCGCTTGCTGGATAAACTA